GGGTATAGGTCGCTCTGGCTTCTGGGGCGAAGCCCCATTCAGCCACACCTCCTCCCGCCGGCGATGACTGGCCCACAATAGCCACCGGACTTCAAGATTCTCTAGTATTTTGAGTGAAATCGGAGGATGAAGTAAGGTTCATGGGCGGTCGACTCCCGGTAGACTGACATGGTAGCCACTGAACTGGTCATTTTGGGCGTTTTGAACGTCATAACGCTTGCAGGACTGGTCGTTTTGGCTCTCTGGATCAGGAAAGAGCTCGAAGAAGGGCTCTCTGAACTGGATGGAGCTCTCGCAGCAGCCCTGAAGAACGCCATCGACTCGATCACGGGCGGTGATGTGATGGCGTTTGATCCCCCGAACCCTATCCAGGTCGCCATCAGTCAGCTAATCAGCTCCATGGCTGCTCAGAAGATGGGCACTGTCGATGCAATCGTCACCGAGAGAGGTCCTAGTGGCAAGTTCAAGAAGTCCATGAAAGACCTAGAATGAATTATAAACCTACTACTACGGTTTTTCAATCATGGCAAGGCGCGGACGGAAGAAAGCAAGGCGAAGAGGACCGAAGACTTTCAGTTTGTACGACGCTGCAGTCAGCTACGGCAATCTCTCCATCCTGACCACGGGCCTTCTCGGATCAGGTCCAGTGGAAGCGGTGATTGGCGACTACGACATTGGCATGACCACGACTCGAACCGGCATAGACCCCGGACTCGGAGGGAACGGCCGCGGTAGTCAGATACTTTCGACCCAGCTCACTGGGGGCGAGCAGATCAGCCTCTCCGACATCATGTACGCACCACAGATGTCCTTCGACATCATCATGGGCAACGCGAAGACCAACATGGTGCCGATGATGCTGGCCGGAGTTTCCTTTAATTTCGGCGCGAAGCTGTTTCGCAAGGTGATGCGCAAGCAATTCGCAAGTGCAAATCGAATGATCAAACCCCTGGGCCTAGGAGTGCGGATCTGAAATGGCCACTAACACCGTCAACGGAGTGCTCGTCTGTTCGGACGGGACCAACATCCCGCTGAAGAAGGAGATCGCTGAAGGTACTGAAGTCGACCTCACTACCGACACCGTTTACACTGTCAGTGCGATCAACGTCGGCGACTATGCGCCGGGCAAGGTCGTCACCTCTGCCCTGGTCACAGCGGACAACGGCATAAGCTACGCATACATTCTCTCACAGGGTCTAGTGGCTGCAATCATCCCCGTGGGGTTGAAGGGCATCACAGCGTCGACTCCGGCGCTGCATGCCCCCTACCGCCTTCGCGCTGGAGACAAGGTTCGCGTGCTGACCCTGACCTCATCGGCGAGGAACGCTTCTCTGTGCTACTACACCAACCGAGGCGTGTCGAGGATCGCGACAGTCTTGGTTTCCGGTGGCGCCACAAACGAGCTCGTGGATCTTCAGACTTCGAATTCGGTGGGAGACACCGTTTTCGGCCAGACCATCATAAGCGCCTTCTTCACGACGATTGACGGTTCGAAGATAGAAGACCAGGGAGCTTCAATCGTCGACGCCCTGGGTAACGTCGTCGGCTCTGTGTCGGCAACGGACCCCGCCAAGTTCCAACCGGTGTCCACACCAGTGAAGTCAACGATCGCTCTAAACTACGTCGCTCAATTCCTTACAAACGCATGAGGTGCAGGGCTCATGAAGATGACAAAGGCCCAAGGTCGCAGAAGACTGGCAGAGATTCACAGCAAAGCAAAGAAGTTATTCCTTAAGGGCTACATATCGACCAAGGATCTCGATGCCATAGAGCGCATAGCCAAGACCAGAGCCAAGCTGTTGAAGTGATAGAATGCCACTTCCAAACGCTCAAGCGACCTCTGGCCGGGTGTATAAGCTCCTCAAAAACGAAACTCTGGAATCAATGAACGCTGGTCCAGGAGGAGGAGCAGGTATTGCGGCTCAAATTGGGAGCCCGATCACCATCGAGCAGCTTAACGAGGACGAACTTCGGCGCCTGGTGCTGGTTTTCCTCGCGCGCATAACAACCCAGCGCGAATGGGAGGGGCTATTTTGAGTCCGCTACCTGATGCCGAGAAGAAATCCCCTCGTGTGTATACGCTGTTGCAGAACGTCGACCTCGAGAACGTCACGTTCGCTCAAGTGCAGGGCGTAGGCAACACAATTTCAATCGAAGAGATGTCCGAGGACGAGCTGCGACGCCTGGTACTGGTCAATCTGGCCCGTTTGTGCGTCAAAGGCGAGTGGGACGGGCTCCTCGGGACGTGATCCCATGTCCTACGAGAGCCGCAAGGCTATGCGAAAGGCAGAGCAGAACCAGAAGTCACTACGCAAAGAGCTCGAGCTAGATCGATACCTACGAGTCGATGAGGATCCCTTCCCTTCGAAGAGAGTCTTCAAGCTCCTCAAGAACGTAGACCTCGAGACGGTATCATTCGACAACGTGCAGAACGCAGGCAACCCGATGTATATCGAGAAGCTCAATCGCCAGGAGCTCTTTGACCTCTGCCTGGTTAACTTCGCCAGGTTGTGCGTCGTCCAGGAGTGGGAAGGCCTGCTGACAGGCGGAGGCGGCGGCGGAGGTAACGAGTTCAATGCCGAACTGACAGCCTACAACTGGAACGGCGCAGAAGACCCGGTGATGGTGGCAGTCCTGCCGCCCTGGGGAACTGCTGATCGAGCGTACCAGAGTTCGGGTAACACCGACAACCGCATCATGTGGCCTTTCATCTCTCCGACCAGCGGCGACGTCTCCAGCGTCGTCGTCTACGTCAACGGGAACTCGGGCGGGACTGGTGCGGTTAACATCGGCTTCTATAGCGATGATGAGGGGCGCCCCGCGACGTTCCTGGGCGAATACGTAATCGCTACCACTGTAGGCGGTCAGATAATCCAAACGACGGCCTCGGCCACGGTGACCCTGGTCCGTGGCACCCAGTATTGGATCGGCCAGTTCTGTGACACTTTCGCCAGCCAACCCTCTTTCGGCGTTTGTGACCGCCAGGCTACAGGGACCGGCCTCTCTACGGCCACCAGTGGGCTTCACGGAAGCAACGTCACAATGATGGAACTCAGCTCCTCAGGTAACGCGACAATCTCAGACTGGACGGGATTCATAGAGGCCACGCAGAGCCCCATCAATATCGGGGTGAAGTTCTGACTCGATCCTATACTGTCTATGATGGCGATGTGGTAATCGACCAGGGCCTCCTTGAAGTCACCTGGCAGCAGGTCCGCGAGCTACGGAACCATTTCCTCACCGAGTCGGATTGGCGCGCCGTGCAGGACCGCATTCTCCCAGCAGCCTGGGAGAGCATCCGCCAGGAGCTCCGCGACCTGCCCCAGGTGTGGGACGACCCTGGTGATGCGATGGACAATTTTCCGGTGATGCCTGATGACTGAAGAGACGATCACCGAGCTCGCCCAGCGGATGATGACCGACTACGGTTTCCCGTTCCTCCTGGGCTGGCTCCTCGGAGCTGGACTTGGGCAACAGATGTGGGACTCCATAACGGGGGTGATTTGAACGTCAAAAAGAAAACCTGACAAGGTCATTGAATACAGGATCTCGCTTCAAGATTACGAACGTGAAATGTTCACTTCGGCAATCGGCGCCTATCAGATGAACCGTATTCTAACCCCGATCATCACTCTGATGAACGATGTGACAGGAATGGTCGTCTTTCTCACTATCATAGCGGCTTTAGGTGTCACAGGAGTGACTTTCACCTTCTTAACTGCCATGTTGGTCGGAGACTTCACTATTTCCGATGCAGTCGATCAGTTCACCACCCAAAGACAACAGGCCATCGCAGCCGGCGCAACAGCCGGAATATTCGGTCTATCGAATCCACTGACAGCGAAAATCTTCAACATATTTGGTTTGACCACTGACGAATCATGAAGATGACCTGTCAAGTAGGGGGGTAGCGACTACGGTTTGGGGCCATCGGTCCTCAATACGATCTCTTGCAGCTTGTCCCTGGATGCGGTCATATCTCGAAGGTTCCTCATCAATTTCAATTTCTCCTCGAGGAGATGACTGATTTCTGTGTTAAACCTCTTCATCTCTTGATGATGATCAATGATGACCGATGAGAGCCAGGCAGAGCGCCCCTGCTCCATCGGGCCACCCATTGAATTAACTGGTCGCCGAGTTTTCTTAGGCACATCCTCCCAGATGGCGAAGGCAACGTTCGTCAGGTTCGCGGTTATCCCTGGCATTCAATCGCCTACCACGCAGTATCTATTGCATCGCATACAGCGATGAGTGTACTTCTTCGAGAAGCAGTTTATCAGTGGGCCCTGGCAATCCTGCTGAGGACAACGTGCTCGCCAATTTCTCACCTCGCTCATTCAATCACCCACATTTCAAGAAGTAATTTTGAACCGCACTCAGGACAGCAAATCTTCTGTTGGACGGGTCGTAGGGGCATCAATCCTCATCCTCCCATAGGTATTCCATCCGGATCGGCTCGCTGTCTCCAGTGAACACGTAATCAACCGCTATGATGCCCTCGAACTCAATCAACTGCTTGGCCACCGCCAGGAGCTGCTCGCGGTTGAAGATAACATGGTGGTCACTCATCAGTGCCACTCCGGGTCTTGATCTACAGCTTGCTGGCGGGAGACCCTGCGTCGGTGGTGCAGGTCTGCCACTTCCACCGCCAGGGCGGCAACCCTGATCGCCAGCGCGGCGCAACAGGGGCATTCACTTTCACCTTCAGGGACGGGGGTGTCATCTATTTCCTTCACAATTGAGCCGAGCTCGTATCATATAATATATGCTTCGGTGATCCAAGTCATGGCTTCTGGGGCTCCGCCCCATCAGCAACACCCCCTCCCGCCGGCAATGACTAGCCCACTTCAGCCACCGGATTTCAAGATTCTCTAGTATTTGTCTGATATTCGGCATGATTTTAGGTTGCACGGCGGGTGCACGGTCGGTACACGGCGGTTGCACGGGCATGGTAGGCTTGGAAATCATCATTTTGGGCGTTTTGATGGTGATTTCCATACTATCGACCATCGCCCTGGGCCTCTGGCTACGGATCGAGCTAGCAAACATGCTCGAATTACTCGATGAACGCCTGGCTATGGCACTCAAGAGCACGATAGATCGGCTCATGGATGGGGGGATCGGTGACTTCGAGCCGCCGAACCCGATCCAAGGGGCGATAGCACAGCTCATTCAAGGCATGGCAGCTCAGAAGATGAACACAATCGACGCCGTGGTGACGCAAAGAGCTCCTGATGGGAAGTTCGAATAGACAATTGACCAC